GTCCTACGTCACCTACACCATGCTGCGGGTGCCCGATGGCGAGATGATCGTCAGCGTGTTCCTGACAGCGCCGATCATGACGCTGTTCTCCATTTGGGCGTGGTGGGTCAACGCCCGTACCGAAACCCTGCTGGATCCGCGCCTGAAAACAGACGCACTGGAGAAGAGCCTTGCGAATCGTCACGTCCATTGGTAGCGCGACCGCGCAGCGATTCACGCTGCTCATGGTGTTCGCGCCCCTGGCGTGGGCGGCAGATGCCCAGGTCAGGATGGTGGACCCGACCGAGATCCCGATCGTGACGCTCGCCTGGGTGTTCGGCCTGTCGGTGGCCGGATGGTTCGCCAGCAGCGCCCGCACCCTCGCCGGGTGGGTGGATGGCGACGGCAAGGCCAGGCTGGAGAACCGCCTGGGCATCCTCGGCCGGCTGACCGCCAGCATGATTGCCGGGTTCTCCGCCGAACTTCTCGGCATGCTCGCGAGCACGTCGAATCTCATCAACTTCCTCGCGGTGATCGGCGCGGCCTATGCGGGGGACAGGTTCATCGAACGGCGGCTCGGGGGCGACGGCTCGGGCAGGGTGAGCGGCGCCGGCGGAAAGGACCGGGATGAGTGAGAAGAAAACCAAGCGCAAGACGTTGACGCAGAAGCAGGAAGCGTTCGCGCTGGCCTACTTCGAGAAGGGCAACGCGAGCGAGGCCTACCGCGAGGTCTACAAGCCCAAGAAGGCGTCGGACAAGGTCATAAACAACGAGGCCAGCAAGCTGCTCAAGCACCGTGAGATTGCCGTGAGGTTGGCCGAGTTGCGGGCGAAGGTCGAGGCAAAGGAAATCCTAACGGTCGAGGAGGTCATGCGCAGCCTGGCGCGCGATATCCGCTTCGACCCGGCCAAGCTGCTCGATGAGCGGGGCAACTTGAAATCGGTTGCCGTGATGGACGAGGACACGCGGCTCGCCCTGCGCGGCATGGAGCACTACGCGGAGTTCGCTGGTCGCGGGGGAGACCGGGAACAGGTCGGCACCACTTCGAAGGTGCGATTCCCCGAGAAGGCGGCGGCGCGCGAGCAGGCGATGAAGCACCTGGGTATGTTCGAGAGGGACAACAAGCAGAAGTCCGATCCTGTCGGGGAGCTTTTCAAGTGGCTGAATGAGCAAAACGCCAAAACCGGAAGTCACGGGCTCCCCGTTAAAGCCTGAACTGTTCGGTTCCCTGAGATGGCGGCTCGACAATCTGTACTGGATCGTCACCGACGAGGGCAAGCGGATCCAGTTCAAAATGAACGAGCAGCAGCTCTGGCTGCTGGAGAACCTGTGGTACTTGAACGTGATTTTGAAGTCCCGGCAACACGGCTTCACCACGTTTATATGCATCCTGGCGCTGGACACGGCGCTGTTCAACGACAACATCGCGGCGGGGATCATCGCGCACGGGCTGAAGGAAGCCCAGGCGATCTTCCGCACGAAGGTCAAGTTCGTGTACGACAACCTGCCCGAGTGGGTGAAGGCGCAGCGCGGGCTGGTGAACGACAGCGCGAGCGAGCTGGTGTTCAAGAACGGCAGCAGCATCATCGTCGGTACGTCCATGCGTTCTGGCACCCTGCAATTTCTGCTGGTGTCTGAGTTCGGAAAGATCAGTCGGCGCTACCCGGACAAGGCGAAGGAGATCGTGACCGGCGCCTTCAACACGGTGAAGTCGGGCCAGTGGATCTTCGTCGAGTCCACGGCGGAGGGGCGCGACGGCAATTTCTACCGTATGGTCAAGATCGCCCAGGACCATCAACGCATGGGTTCGAAGCTGACGCTGCTGGATTTCAGGCCGCATTTTTTTGCATGGTGGCAGGACCCGAAGAACTGGCTCGACCCGGTGGGCGTCGTTATCACCACGGCGATGAAGGACTACTTCGCCGAGCTCGAGGAAGCGGGCATCAAGCTCAACGCCGGGCAGAAGGCCTGGTACATGAAGAAGGAGGAACAGCAGGGTGAAGAGATGAAGCGCGAGCATCCGTCCACGCCGGACGAGGCGTTCAAGGCGGCGGTCGATGGCGCGTACTACTCCAAGCAGATGGCGCTGCTGCGCGCCCGCAAGCGCATCGGTGTTGTGCCGCACAACCCGGCGATGCCGGTCAACACCTTTTGGGATCTCGGGCGCAACGACATCAACGCGATTTGGTTTCATCAGTTCGTCGCCGGCGAGCATCGCTTCATTAACTACTACCAGAACAGCGGCGAGGACCTGGCGCACTACGTGGGTGTGATGCAGCGCAAGGGCTTCATTTGGGGGCGCCACTTCCTGCCGCACGACGCCGAGAACAAGAACTTGGAGCGCAACGAGAGCCGCGTCGACCGGCTGGTCGAACTAGGCATCGCGCAGGACAAGATCGTCGTGGTGCCGCGCTGCGAAGTTTTGGGCACGGCGATCGAGCAGACGCGCCGCGACCTGATGCTGTGCTGGTTTGACGAGGAACACTGCTCGGTCGGCATCGAGTGCCTGGACAAGTATCAGAAGGAGTGGGACGACAAGAACGGGACCTGGCGGAACACGCCGCGTCACGATGAATGGTCGAACGGCGCCGATGGATTCCGGCAGTTCTCGCAGGGTTGGGAACCGGCGAGCGGCACCACCTTCAAGCGGAAGAATCACCGCACGGCGAGGACGGTGTAACCGTGGAATTCCGCATCGGAGACGGCTCGACGCCGGCGGAAGGCCGGTTCAAGGACACGCACACCTTCTACATGGGGCGCCGGTTCAAGCTGCCGGTGTTCTTCATCGATGGCGAAAGATTCGCTCTGTCGTTATCTAACGCACAGCGGGCGGTCGAGAGCGTCGACGCGGCGAAAGTGCTGCTTTCTCGCTGTGCAGACATGGTTGAAGGGCTGCGCGATCGGCGCGGGATTGAGAGCGCCGCTTTGCTGCTTCAGGAGCAGTGCCGCAAGCTGATGGGGTGGAAGGAAAAGCCAAAGCGCGACAAACCACGCCGGCGCCGGCAGGCGTACTACCTATGAGGGGGTCAAGATGGGCGTAAACGGAAGCGAGCAAGCGAAGCAGGAGCCAGCCGCGCAGTTGCCGGTGTAAGTGATGGCATGCCGCGGCGAACAGCTGATGCTCAAGGCGCTCGAAAAGTTCTTCCACGTCTTAGCCGCGCGGAGCAGCAGGTTTGGTCGCGTGTGGGCCGCGCTGGCAGATTGGTGCGAAGAACGCCGCTGGTGGTACTCGATCTACAGGCGCCGAGATGTGCTGAGCGACGTACTGCACAACGCGCTGGCGAACGTGCAGGAATCGAGGACTGCGCTCTCGCGCAGCGGGGAGAAGGGCGATGGCATCGCGCACGACGTGGTGATCGAGCCTACGGTGATGCTGCGCGACATGGGCGACTACCACGACCCGGAAGCAACGCTGCCGCGAAGGGGCAAGCGATGAGCGCAAGCGGATTGATATTACCGGACACCACGATGAAGCCGGGCGGCATCCTGATCGGCGGCAAACACGCCAGGTTCCAGCGCCGGCACGGGGACATCGTTGCGAGCTATCAGTACGTGAATGGCGAGCGCGCGATGGCGCTCTGGCCGGTGATTCGAAAGATGCGACCCGGCGCGTTCATCGTGTGCGACTCCGCCGCCTGGCGGTATAGCCCGGACCATCCGCGTTCGGAGTGGTACGACGAAAAAGGGAAGCTCCAATGCGGGCCGCTGTACCTGATGCAGCAAGCCCGCGTCGCGGCGCACGTCATGGGCATGGACGACACCAAGCCGACGATCATGCGCATCGCCTCGATCATTGCTGAAGGTCTGATTGACCTGGTGCGCTTGCGGCCCGAGCGTCCAGAGGACAACCAGAACCACGGGCGCAAGGCGATCGGCCGCGCCACCCTGCTGGTGAACGGCAAGCCGGTTGCTGAAGAGGACGTCTGATGGCCGAACAGATCAGCGCGAGCAGGGCCGACCGCAAGCCGCACACGGAAGAGCTGTGGCTGGACGAGGAAAACGACAAGCTCGGCAGCGCCGGCGAGGATGACGACCCTGCGAAGACGCACGAACTCGACTCGCCGGCCATGCTCAAGCTGAACAGGCAGCTTCAGTCCTGGTACTACGAGGAACGCGAGAAGCAGAGCGTCAATCGCTACCAGATGGCGATCGACCACGATTTCTACGACAGCATTCAGTGGTCCGACGAGGACGCTGAAGAAGTCGAGTCGCGGGGCCAGGCGGCGATCGTCTACAACGAAACCGCGCCGATGGTGGATTGGGTCTGCGGGACCGAGCGGCGCACCCGCATGGACTGGAAGGTCCTGCCGCGCACCCCCGACGATGTGGCCGGCGCTGATGTGAAAACGAAGGTGCTGAAGTTCGTCAGCGACATCAACAAGGTTCCCTACGCCCGCAGCCGCGCTTTCGATGACGCGGTGAAGGTCGGCATCGGCTGGCTGGAAGACGGCGCCCGCAACGACCCGACCGAGGACATTCTTTTCTCGCGCTACGAGTCCTGGCGCAACGTGCTGTGGGATTCGTGCAGCATGGAGATGGATTTGCGCGATTGCCGATACCTCTACAGGTGGCGGTGGGTTGACCTGGACATGGCGATTGCGATGTTCCCCGAGCGCAAGGCGCAGCTGCGCAAGGCGGCGGTACATCACCAGATGGACGGCACCGACGACGACGATTTCTACTACATGGGCCAGCATTTCCAGTCGAGCGACCGCAACGGCCAGGTGTTCTCGCGGCGCACGTACACGGGCGACCCGTTCATGGTGGGCTCGCGCCGGCGCCGCGTGAAGCTGATTGAGGCTTGGTACAAGGTGCCGACGAAATGCGAGATGTGTTCGGGCGCGCCGTTCGACGGCAAGGCCTTCGACGAGACGCATCCGGGCATGAAGATGGCGAAGGAGCAGGGCACGATCGAAACCATCGACGCCATGATGATGCGCATGCACTACGCGGTGATGACGGAGAAGGACCTGATCGCCCAAGGCAAGAGCCCGTATCGGCACAACAGGTTCCCGTTCACGCCGATTTGGGGATTCCGGCGCGGGCGCGACGGCATGGTGTACGGCCTGATTCGCCGGGTGCGGGACATTCAGGAGGACCTGAACAAGCGGGCGTCGAAAGCGCAGTTCGTCATGTCCACCAACCAGCTGTGGGGAGAGGAAGGCGCGGTGGACGATTGGGACGAGGCGCGCGCCGAGGCCGACCGGCCGGACGGCGTCGTCATCCGCAAGAAGGGGAAGGAGCTCGATGCCCGCCGCGACAGCGAGATGGGAAAGGCGCACATGGAGATGTTCGTCATGGACGCCACCAAAATCCAGCACACCAGCGGCGTCACGAACGAGAACCTGGGGCGCCAGAGCAATTCCGGCATGTCGGGCGAGGCGATCAAGTCGCTGCAGGTGCAGGGCTCGGTGCAGACCATCACGTTCTTAGACAACCACCGCTACGCCATGCAGTGCCAGGGCGAAAAGCAGCTGGCGAACGTCGAGCAGTTCTACTCGGAACCGAAGGTGATTCGGCTGACCGAGGCGAAGGGACAGATCGGCTGGCTCAAGATCAACGATCCGGAGATTCAGCCGGATGGGTCGGTGCGCTGGCTGAATGACATCACCGCGAGCCAGGCCGACTTCGTGGTGAGCGAGCAGGACTACCACGGCACCCTGCGCCAGGCGATGTTCGAGAGCATGATGAATTTGGCGGCGAAGCTGCCGCCCGACATGGCGCTGCGGCTGTTGCGCATGGCATTCGAGTTCTCGGACATGCCGAACAAGGATGAGATCGTGGCCGAGATTCGCCGCGTCACCGGCGAGCCGGACCCGTCCAAGAAGATGTCGCCCGAGGAGATGGCGCAGATCGAGGCGCAGCGGGCGGCGCAGCAGGCCATGTTTGCGCAGCAGCAGGCGCAGGCGGCCGCGCTCATTGCCGAGCAGCAGGCCAAGGCGAAGAAGATCAACGCCGAGGCCGACAAGATCATCGCCGAGGTCGTGGCGATGGGTGACGCCGGCACCGAGGACGTGCGCAAGCAGATCGAGGAGGCGGTGCGCCTGGTGCAGATCGAGGGTGCAACGCAGGTCGAGCGCGTCACGAAGCAGATGGTTCACCTTCAGAGCCAGCTTGCGCAGGCGCAGGTCAACCTGGCCAACCGCACCCTTGAGATCAACAAGGACGCGGACACGAAGATCGAGGTCGCGCGGATCGAGGCGGACTCGAAGAAACACGTTGCCGAGGTAGCGAAGAAGGCGGACGAGGGCATGGCGCCACTGCTCAAGAGGGTCGAGGACCTTGGTCAGGCGGTGAAAGACCTGACGAAGAAACATGGCGACGAGTCGGTCGCCCGCGACAAGAGCGACCGAGAGCGCGACGCCAGGGAAAAGAAGGACCGCGATGATCGTGCGGCCAAGGAGAAGGACGCGGGGAACGCGGCGCCGGCGGAGACGAAGGGCGTCACCGTCGTATTCGAGCAGGGCGCCATTCAGGTGGGAACCGGGGGCGGCACCGGCAAGACCGTGACGGCCACCACGCCAAGCGGCAAGAAGATGGAAATTCGCATCGAGCCCGATCAACCGAAGGACCGAAAACCGAAGAAGGACTGAGGAGCCACCGATGGAACTGAAGCGACTGTACGACCACACCGACCCGGACAAACCGAGGGTGAGCGGTGTGAGGGTGCTGCGC